TGGTTTGATGACCTTGTTATTGATGGTCTATTATCAACATAAACAATGTTACCTGCATATTTTTTCACTTCTGCAGGAGCAATACCATCCGTAAAAGTAAGACCAAGATTATATGTCCTACTATTTATTGTTGTTTGTATACCGCTGAAGTTAGTGTCAATTTGCAAATCCACACCAGATGTAGGTGTAATTGTCAAACTTCCTCCACTGCCTGGAGCAGATGTAAATTCTGTCAAATCAAATCCGTAAGTGGGAGTTGTTTGAGCAGTTCCAACAGTGTTAAATCCTGCAACAGTTCTATCTTGCCAATACTTTAATACACCAGTTGTTTGATTGTAACTGATGACTCTACCTTGAGC